GTTCAGCAAGGCGTCCATAGCCAACGACAAAATCGAAGGCCGAAAGGAGCTGTCCTATAACGAGGACGGTTTGCGAACCATTTTCGAGGTTTACACCAGCATCGACTTTGGTGACGGCATTGAGCCTTACATCCTGAGCGTTGATAAATCCAGCGGGATGGCGCTCTCCCTGTACCGCAACTGGGAGCCAGACGACGACATGCGTCGCGAGCTGGACTGGATTGTTGAGTTCCCGTTCGTGCCGTGGCGCGGCGCATACCCCATCGGCCTCACGCATATGATTGGAGGCCTCTCAGGAGCCGCCACAGGCGCTCTGCGTGCGCTGCTGGACTCTGCCCACATCCAGAACGTGCCGACGCTCCTGAAGCTCAAGGGAGGCCCCGGCGGCCAGACCATCAATGTGCAGCCAACCGAGGTTGTCGAGATGGAGGGCGGCGCACTGGTGGACGACGTTCGCAAGATTGCTATGCCGCTGCCCTTCAACGGCCCCAGCCCGGTGCTGTTCCAGTTGCTGGGCTTTTTGGTGGATGCCGGCAAGGGCGTTGTGCAGACGACATTTGAGAAGCTAGCCGACCAAAATCCGAACCAGCCGGTCGGCACGACGATGGCCCTGATTGAGCAGGGTATGGTCGTGTTTAGCAGCATTCACTCGAGACTCCACAGCTCAATGGCGCGGTGCCTGAAGATTCTGCATCGGATCAATTCGGCGTACCTGACGCAGGACGACATTCAGGCGCAATCAGCAGGGCTTGAGATTGAGCCGTCTGACTTTGATGGCCCGATGGACGTTGTGCCGGTCAGCGACCCGTCAATCTTTAGCGACACCCAGCGCTTTGCTCAGACTCAGGCCATTGTTCAGCGAGCGGCTCTGCTGCCTCAGCTTTACGATGTGCGAAAAGTTGAGCAGATGTTTCTTCGCAACCTCAAGGTTCCCGATACCGAGGTGTTGCTGCCAAAGCCGGGCGAGGAAAACAAAGACCCGGCGAGCGAGAACGTTGAGGCGACGATGGGCCAGCCGATTTTTGTGCTGCCAAAGCAAGACCACTTGCAGCACATCATGACGCACATGGCGTTCTTGAAATCCAATTTGTTTGGCGCCAACCCCGCCATCATCAAAACCTATCTGTTCCCGATGGCCACGCACCTACGCGACCATTTGCTGAACTACTACATGGTCGAGGCTCATCAGGCAGTGGTGAAGGCGAGGAAGCAGGGGATGATTCAGGACGACCCGACTCAGCAAACCCAAATCATCATGCAGGTTCAGCAATTCATCGAGCAGCAGTTGAGCGGATTTGGCGAAGAGCTAGCGCAAATCACTCAGCAGGCTCAGCAGTTTGCTCCGCCGGCAGGGCCGCCGATGCCGCAAGACAATTCGCTTCAGGTTGCTCAAATCAACGCTCAGGTTCAGCAGTCGGCGCTTCAGCAGCGCTCGCAGTCTGAACAAGCCAAGCTGCAACAGCAGAGTCAGGTTAGCCAGCAGAAGATGCAGTTTGACCAAGCCAAGCTTCAGCAGGATGTACAGCTTAAACAAGCCGAGCTTCAAGCTAAGCAGCAGGCGGCGGCGTTTGACCTTCAAAAAGAACAGATGCGCCAGCAGGCCGCAGACCAAAGGGCCATGCAGGAAATTCAAGCTAGACAACAGATGAACGAAGCAGATAATCAAACCGCGCTTCAATTAGCGCAAGCTGAAATGCTAAGCGGAGAGAGCTTCTCTGTTAGCACTGGCACGGGCATAAATCCCAACCCATAATTTGAGGATATATTGTGAGAGATAAACCTAAACAGGGCACCGTTGACCTTAACAATGGCGCTGTAAAGCAGAAGCATCGTTTGGCGGCGGGCTTAAAGGTTGACGGGCAGAATCTGCCGAGCGCACCGCCAATGCCTAAGACTCCTGCGTGAATTTAGAAACCAAGTTATTAAACCGCCTCAAGGTCGAGCAGCAGACATTTGCGCTGACAGCCTTGAAGCGGCCTATAGAACGCGATGCCTTTGAGTACGGGTATCGAGTGGGTCTCGTAGCAGGCTACGAGGCGGCAATCAATGTGCTTCTTAAACTGATTGATGAGGAGGAAACAGGTGGTAACGACCTCTAATGAGGACGCCCTAGCGAATGCTTTTCCCGCTGTAGAAGCTGGGATTCAGCCTTTCGGAAGCCGCGTTCTGGTGCAAATTCGCACGCCGAAGAAAAAGACCGATGGTGGCATCATCATTGACTTAGGCACGCAGGATACGGAGAAGTGGAACACGCAGGTGGCGAAAGTCATTTCCGTTGGGCCGCTAGCATTCCGTAATCGAAACACGATGGATGCGTGGCCTGAGGGAGATTGGTGCAAACCCGGCGATTATGTTCGCGTTGCGAAATATGGCGGAGACCGCTGGGAGGTTCCAGTCGGCAATGGCGAGACCGCGCTGTTTGTGATTTTCAATGACCTCGACATCATCGGGCAGGTAATTGGTGACCCGCTGAAAGTTCGAGCTTTCATCTGAAGGGAGATGAGAAATGAGCCAAACCATGCAGGAAAATGACGACGACGAATTGCAGTACGAGGGTAATGACGAGGAAATCGTCATTCTTGAAGATGCTAAACCTGAATATGCTGACCCTTCCTATGCAAATCAGGAAGGGGGGCAAGTTGATAATGACTACGGCGAGCGCGAAGCGATTCGCGAGCGACGCCGTCAAGAAAAGCTTGAGAGAAAAGACCGCCGAGACAAGGCGATTTCTCGCGACAAGTTAGAGCTGGATTTCCTTCGCAAGCGCAATGATGACCTTGAGCGCCGGATTTCGGCACAAGAACATCGAGCCTATCAAGGCGACCTTCAGAACCTTGATGGTCACCTTGCTGCCGCCGCCAACGAGGCGCAGATGGCCGAGCGAGTGATTGCCAAGGCCGTCGAGTCTGGCAACGGCGACGATGTAACGCAGGCAATGCGTTACCGCGACCAAGCCATCATCAAGTATCAGCAACTGAGCGCGATGAAGCAGCGGGAGGCACAGCGTGCCGCCATGCCGCCCGTCGCTCAGATTGATGACCTGACGATGCATCATGCTTCTGAGTTTTTGAAAGAAAACACTTGGTATGACCCGCAGGGTCGTGATGAGGACTCGGCCATTCTGCTGGCGATTGACAACGCAATCGTCAAAGAAGGCTTCAATCCTCAAACCGAAGAGTACTGGGACGAGCTGCGTGAACGAGCCGCCAAACGCTTGCCTGAACGGTTCAGGACTAACCAATCTGAGCGCCGCGAACCTCGCGGCGGCCCTGCGGTTGGTTCTGGGCGCGAGCATGCTCCGGCCTCGACGCGGCGAGAAATTTACATTAGCCCAGAACGCAAGCAGGCTTTGATTGAAGCCGGCGTATGGGACGACCCAGTGCTTAGAATGAAGTACGTTAAGCGGTACGCTGAATACGACCGCAGCAACAGGGCGTAATGGCCTTGATTTTTATCCAAAAAGCATCAGACTTATGCTCAATCGCTGAAAGGAGCGAGTAATGACCGACGAACGCTTAAAGAAATCCGCTGGTGAAGGTCGCGAAAGTAGGGCGATGCAAGATCGCGCTGTCTCTGAAAATCGCGAAATTTCTGACGATGAGCGGGTTGAAATTTTTCGTCAACAGTTTTTCCAGTCCTCTCTACCGGACTTGCCGAAGATTCCCGGCTGGCACCCGTGCTGGCTGACGACGACGAATCCCCGCGATTCCATCCAAACGAGAATTCGTTTGGGCTATCAACCCATTAAGCCGGAAGACGTTCCCGGCTGGGAATATGCCACCCTCAAAACTGGGGACTGGCAGGGTTTTATCGGGGTTAACGAAATGCTTGCTTTCAAACTGCCTATGTCTCTGTACGAGAAATATATGCAGGAAGCTCATCATAATGCGCCGCTGCGTGAGGAAGAAAAACTCACCGACACGGCAGAATTCCTTGAGCAGCAGGCACGGGCGTCCAAGTCGAAAATCTCAATCGGCGATGGTCTGATGGAAATGGGACAAGACCGAGAAGCTCTTTTTGAGCTTTCTTGACGTAATCTTTCATCCATTAGGAGCTAAATATGGCCTCAGTTAGTGCCCCTTTTGGCTTTCGCGCATCGTTCCACAACAGTGGCCAGATTCGTCCGAAAGCCTATGTAATCGCTTCGGGTTATGCGACGAGCATTTACTCTGGCGACCCGGTCAAACTCGTCGATGCTGGTACTGTCCAGCTTGGCACCAGCGACGGCACCCGCTCGGGCACCGTTGACGGTATTTCTCTGCTCGGCATCATGGCCGGCGTTGAATATCGCGATGCCAGCGGCAAGCCGACCATCTCTCCTTTCTGGACGGGTAGCACCGCTACCTACAACAGCGAAGGCGCGACGGTTTGGGTTTATGACGACCCGGAAACCTTGTTTGACGTTCAGTACAACAATCCCTCGGCCGGCACGACGGTTCAGACCGCCGTTGGCGAAGAGTGCGATTGGACTGTCGCTTCGCCGGGCGGCTCAACCGCCACTGGCTTGTCGAACACTGTTCTGTCTGCGATTCAGGCGACTTCTGGCCAGTTCCAGATCACCGGCTTTCAGGGCAACATCGACGACTCTCTCACCGATGCTTATGTAGTGGTTACCGTTCGTATCAACGAGCACCAGTACAAAGCTCCCGTCAACTCAATTTAAGGAGGGTTAAATGGCTACACCAATGCGTAGTACCGACTTCCGGTCGGTTGTTGAGCCCATCCTTAACGAAGTTTTCGATGGGGTTTATGAGCAGCGTGCTGACGAGTGGAAGATGGTCTTCAATGAACAGAAGGGCATCCCGCGGAACTATCACGAAGAGCCGGTGCTTTACGGCTTTGGCGCCGCGCCGGAACTGCCTGACGGCATGGCCGTCAGCTACCAGTCCGGTGGCGTGCTGTTCCTCCAGCGCTACCTCTACAAGGTCTATGGTTTGGCGTTCGCGCTGACCAAGGTGCTTGTGGAAGACGGCGACCACATTCGTATCGGTCAGACCTATGCCAAGCACTTGGCGCAGTCGCTGATTGAAACGAAAGAAACGCTGTCTGCCAACGTCCTTAACCGCGCCTTCAACAGCGCGTATGTGGGCGGTGACGGCGTGTCGCTGATTTCCGCGAGCCACCCGATTGTGAGCGGCGTCTTCAGCAATCAGCTCTCGACCGCCGCCGCGCTGTCGCAGACCTCGCTGGAGCAATTGCTCATTCAGATTCGCAACGCTGTTGACAACAACGGCAAGCGCATCCGTTTGACGCCGAAGAAGATCGTGACTGGCCCGTCGAACGTGTTCCAAGCTGAAGTGCTGCTGAAGAGCGTGCTTCGCACTGGCACCGCCGACAACGACATCAACCCCGTCAAATCGATGGGCTTGTTGGCCGATGGTCAGGCGAACCTTTCTCGTATCACCAGCACCACCGCATGGTGGGTGCAGACTGATGCGCCGGAAGGCCTCAAGCTTCTGATGCGTCGCGCCCTTGAGAAGAGC